CTAGCTCCTACCTGTATGCGGGCATTGGTTATGGCTAGCTGGGATGCCTTCTGTATTTCTTTCTTATCCATGGCGGGATTCTCTTGTTTCTTCGCTCGAATCACTGAATTTGCTAAACCTTGAGCTGTTCTTTCACGGGGGGCGTTCTGCTCCGCTACCCCTAGCTTGGCCCCTAGGGTCTCTACCTCCCGGGGGTAGGCGGTACGGGCACTGGCATCCCGGGGTGGAGTCTTTGTTAGAATATAATTCTTACGGGCGTCATTCGAAAGAGCTTTAATTTTGTTGGCATACATTGCATAAGCGTGTTCTTGTGTTGTACCCGAAGACAATGTACGAATATCATTGGTGTCGGTGATGAGATTTACTTTGGTTTTGGCAAGAACTGTCTCGCCTTTTTTGTCAACATATGTTCTTCCTGATTGTTTATATGAAACTTCTCCTGTGGATTTGTCGTAATTTGGACTTCCTTTTCTTTCTGGAATATCAATGGTTTGCTTTCGCCGTGACAACAAAGTTGAAGCGCCACCTACAGTTTTTCCATTATCATCAACTCGACCTTGGTATGCTTTCTTAAGAGCGGCAATGCCGTTGTCTTTTTCAGATTGCGAGTAGTTTAATTTGTGTTTCTCAGCGTCAATAACAACCATGCTATGTTTAACCGCTCTAACAATTTCTCTTTCAGGCGCACCTTTTAAAGTCATATCAGTAATGAGATTTGACACGACGCCCATTTGTTTCTGAGTGTTCGCTTTTGTCATATATTTCATTCCTGGAACTTCGGCGTATTCATCTTTAGCATTAAAATTCTCAAGCCCTCTTAACGCAGGTGTCGATTTCACTCTTACGTTTTTACTCAACGGAATAACAACTACTTGATCGCCATCAAAGTCAGCACCCGATAATCTTTCTGCTACTTTAGGGTTTATTCCAACTGCATCAGATATGTTTTCACCTAATATCATTCTAGCTGAACGATTCTTGTTGTTGACTGTGAGTTCAGGAATCTCAAACGTTCCACCATGAGGGTATCTAATCAATGCTACTTTTTCACCATTTCTATAATTAGGTGCGTATATTTCTTTATCTGACATAGACGTTATTGGTAATATAACTTGAGTACTTTGTCGTGGCAACGCAGCCGCTTTAAGATGCACTGCTGCTGATTCGCACTCATTAGCAAAATCTAATAATAACTTCTTCTTAATTACCGGATTGGTTAGCGACATGATTGTATCGTATTCTGAAACTTTGTCCGCAAGAGTTAAATTTAATTGTTTATTAATAAGCTGCAATGGTTGCTTAGATAGAAATTGAGAAGATAAGTTCTTACTCATCTTGTCCCAATCGCCTTCTTCTTTGATTTTATTAATAGCCGACAATTTCTCTTTCCCGTTTTTATCTGAATAATAACTTTGACCATTTGCTTTTATTGTCGCACCGAATGGATTGTCTGGGTCCGATGTAATGTTTTTAAATACATCTTTTTTATCAGTTCCTGACTTTTTGTTTGTGTTAAATATTATGTCTGTTCCATCCGGAATATCATTGGTATACATCGCCATACCTTTTAAATATTGCTTTTTATCGACTAAGATGCGAACCTGTGCATATTGAGAATTGCCCAAATCCAAATCTGCAACGCCACGGCGTAACTCAATTACACCATCTTTATCTGAACCGCCTTCATCGCCATACCGAATATAAATACGATTACTATTAATGCTAGCTGGAGGTTTGATAGAATCAAATGTCAACCCACCGTCTTTTGAATGGTAATTTATCACCGGTTGTATCATCGCTAAATCGTCACATACATCTTTATAGGTTATGTCTGCTTGTCGAAGCGTTTCCACTGTTGTTCTATTCTTAGTATTGGTAACCTGCGACACACCAAATCCGTCTCGAAGATAACCTTCTGATTCTAATATAAATATTGCTTCTTTTAGAACGTGTTTCGAGATTCCCAGCTCACGTTCTACACCTACACCAACATCTATTATTCTTTTGCTCTCTAACTCTTTTCTAAGAACATCAGCCGTCACATTCGCTTTGTTTTTATTGATAGATGTGTTCTCGTTCAACAGTGCTCTTACCGATGACTCATTTTTATAACCCATGATTTGAGCTATCTCTACGAGAGTATTACCATCACTTCTGAGAGATTTCGCTCTATCCACCTCTAACTCTCGGCGTTGATGCTTGGCTACTTTGAGCTGCATACGCAATTCAGTAGTAGACAATCCTATTTTTGTCGCTACTTCCGTTTCGGATAAACCTAAACTTGTTAACTCCTCAACTCTAGCTATAAAGTCAGCACTTCGTTGATATGGATTATCTCCCGAACCCCATGGATATCGTCCAGAACGTCTCTTTACACCATAATGCTTCAAAATATCTTCTGCTACTTTATTCATGATGGTTCCTCCTCAGCTTTGATTTTATCTATAACTTTGTCAAATGTTATAATTTTATCCATGATTGGAACTACAACCTCGGCTGTCGGCTCATTAAATATAATTTCATTTGATTGGTAGATTCGCAATTCTATGTCGATGTCTGACGGTTTTATTCCGTATTCCAAACAAAACATAGCTGCATAAATCTCTAATTGCTCCATATGAGCTGGAGTCACTCCCGATTTGTAATCATGTATACGCAGCAGGTTGTTTCTAAATATAATTGCGTCTGCTGTACCAAAGCAATGTTCAGAGTAGTATAAAATTTGTTCTGGTTTCATTTTGTAACCGATGGCGTCATTAACGTACATATTTAGGGTTTTCTGCGAACGTGGTAATTTTTGTCCGAGCTTAATACACTGTGCTGCAAACTCATGTAATAATGTTCCGTTATATGTTGCTAAATGTTTTGAATATACATCAGCAAGTTTATCTTCTGAATATCTAATCCAGTGATACTTACTAGCTCCTAAAAAAGCATGACGTCCTTCAAGATAGGAATGATTGTTGAAGTTCATACAAGACCTCCTTTTTGTTTTCTGGAAATATAAAACTAGAAAACGACATTTGATTCAACACATCAACATAATGCTTTTGATTAGGTTGTGTATTTGCATTTTTATCTCTCTTGCATTCTAACGCCGCCCATTTATCGTTATATAAAATCAGTAAATCGGGAAAACCTTGTATGTATGTGGGGTCGTTCTTTAAAACCACACATCCTTTAAATATAATTTTTAGTTCCTTAATAAGTTTTGCTTGGAAATCACTTTCTAACATATCATGTCTCCTTTTTTCACGCAAAAAAAAAGAGAAGCAGAAAATCGGTCTTGATTTCTTCTCCTCTTCATAAAAGAGCGTGTTTTTTTTGCGATTATTTTTTTGTTGTTTTAGATATTGTCTTCGTCTACGTATCCATGTGAACATGACATACAGCCTGGATATAAATTGTCGCAGATTAAACACTCCGCCCCTAAAGGTTCTATTCCAGCATAGTCAAATACTTCTGCGCGATTTTTTACATCTCCACAATTTGGACAAACATAACCTGTATCGTCGCGCCATTTCACATGTACACCTATACAGTTATTACAATGCATTTCTACATATTCTCCATCAGCATCGTATATTTCCTCATAAGATGGATGGCGTAATATTTGTCCTCTATCGTCTAATATGCTAGCAGGGTAACCCGCCGCCCACCTATAATAAAAATCCTCATCGATAATATACCTGCATTTTGAACAAACGAAAAAACCACATCCATCATTTTTCATGCCATTTGGTTCGTCGCAAACCATACAGCTTCCTGACGGAATGCCACCCGCTTGCTTTATTTTACATATCGCTCGTTCGATTTCGTCTTCATCAGCCTCTAATACATCTGGATCGTAGTTCTCTTCATCAAAATTCGAATAGTGCTCTTCATAACTCATATTTTATTACCTCCTTGTTTTGTGTTGACCGTATGACTTTCAATAATATAATTGTACATTAAACCAAGAGGTAAGTAAAAATATTTTTAATTTTTTTCAAATCGCACTTCTTGTCCTGTAACACTTCTAGTAAGTACAATTTCCGAATCAGATTCTTTTTTTATGTCAAATGTCTCGCGAATATAACTATCTTCGTAAAATGGTGGTTGCTCGTTATATATGTTAATACTGTTTTCTGCGGCATCGTAGAAAAACCATCTATTTTTTTCGCGTGCGTCTTCGCCAATAAACTCAGTATAAAGAATAGCGTTGTCAAAATCTTTAACGAAGATGGTTTCACCATCTTTAAAATAATTTGCTTCCGAATAAACACACACCCATTCACCATGCCAACTCTCTGGTAACGGATCCGATTCTAAAATAACCGCTTCGTCCTCTGGTTCTGCATCCATATCATCCACTATTGTTTCCTCAACTACTTCTTGGTTTTCTATAACATCATCACTACTCGCTGCTTCTTTTCCCCCACAAGCCACCAACAACGTTCCTAACGACACTACAGTAAATATCATCATAATTCTTTTTTTCATTTTTACATTCTCCTTTTCGTTTCAACTGTATGTTTAACTTCTTCTCAAGAATCTAATAAGAATCCACACGAGCCACAATCCACCCGTACACAGGACTAAAACAAAATCTAATATCAGTCCGAGTATTCCTCGTCTTTTCATTTTTTTCACCTCTTTTAATTTTACCTTAAACATACGCTCTCCTCCAATATTCCAGTTTACATTATACTCCCATTAATATAATTTTACAAAATATTTATTATTTTTCATAGCTCACTTATCTTTCTTAGCGTCTTCCCGAGATGTTTTTTCTTTCATAGCATCTCCTATGTGCCATAAACCAACACCTATCGCAAATAATCCACTAGTTATTATAATAGTAGTATTTTGTGTGATTACACCAGCCATATATATACCAATAACATATAAAATCATACAGCACCTCCTTCTAACGCAATCTCAATGTCACGTCCGAAATATATAACCTTATCTTTTGTAAAGTATCCTCGTTGTCTATTATCTTTCTCAAAGAAATACGAATCATTAATCGTTCCATACTCACGCACCGTTGGTATTTTTAAAACATCTCCACTGGTCAACAACACCAGTATCCCCGCACTTGTCTTTATTTTATCCATCCTTATTCTCCTTTCAAATATCACTTGTGGTCAAAAACCCACTTTTACTTGTCCGCTTTATATATATATTTAATTTTTTTATCACATTAAATAGAGAAAAAAAGTGGGAAAGTGGGCTTAAAACCCGCAAACCCTTGCAAATAGGGTGTTTCACATGGTCAAATCCATTTTCAAAAGTGGGCAAAAACCCACAAAAAGTGGGCAATTGGTCACTTTTCTTCGTCCGAACACGCTCCCCCACTCCTCAAATTCCCCAAAACCCACATCAAAAGTGGGCAAGCCCAAATATAAACGGGCTAATTTTTCAAAATTATATCTCGTAAACTCTCTATGAAAACGGGATCCAAACGTGTTTCCATTTCACGAAGTACTTCTAATATGCGTATGAGTTTTAATGAATAACGCATTCCATCGATAGAACCTAGAGCTGCGTGTTTCCCAGCATTGTGAAATGTTATACTTTCACTCACGTTTTCAATAGCTTCTTCTGCTGTGGGGTCTTCATATTCTCTATTATCTTTTGTTATCATTTCATTTCCCCTTTGTAATATGTAATGTGGCGTCGTATTTTATTACTTTTAAATCTTCACAAGAGTTAGTAGTTATTCCATCGTTTAAACACACGCAATTATATTTAGCGTCTGGTCTATCTTTTACCTTCATATACATAACATCTTCAATGCTGATGGTTTCATTTACAATGTAATTTGGTCTAAAACAATCTCCTATCAGCAAGTCGCCAAAATATATAACCTTATCTTTAGTGTGGTTTTCTACAATTTTCATTTCCTCACCTCCTTTGTTATAAAATATAATTTTCTTTCCTCATCAATCGTTAATAATATTTCTCAAGCGCTCAATATCATCTCTGTAATTCACTCTACCATCATGCTTTTTATCATCAAACAAGTGTATAGCTACGGACGAATTAAAAATTTCAATGTCGTCCATATCATGAAAACGATAAGTCTCACCAGTCGTTACGCTAACGGTATTACATTCTCCTTTATATTCGTTTACTTTCACAAATATATCGCTTACTTTTTCACCATACTCCTCCGCCTTATGTAGTGTAAACCAATCACCCATACTTAAGTGTCCAAATTCTATTTTAGTGCGTTCTTTTGTCGTATTTAATATGCGCATCTTTTACCCCCTCTTAATCTAAAATATAGTTTTCTTTGCTAACCCACAAACCAACAGTCAAAATCATTGCGAACAGAAAGAATGTTCCGTCTTTTGTAGGTATCATACTAATTAACCCCAATGCAAAAATACCTGCTGCCCAGATTTTATTTTTTAATAGATGTCGTTTCATTTCTTTCTCCTCCTTGCAAAGCCGTTATCAATTTATAACACTTAGTATTGATTCCCTCGTGCCGAATTTTCTCTTCATCTATGCAATTCCATAAGTAGGATGCAAATTTAGTTTTCGCTAAACTGTCATCTCGTATATAGGCATACATGATGTATATGTCGCTTCCGCTATAACCTAACACTTTCCCCATATTCAACATTTTTACATAGTCAAAAGAAGCATCTACAGAGAGTATGCAAATATCATTGCCGACAGTGCCTTCTAATTTTTTACAACTGAAATTACCATCTGACGTTACTTTATATTCGTATATAGTCATTGCTCATCACCGCTTCTTTTCAATTTTGCTTTAATAGTTGATAATATAGATTCTACTTTTTTACGAGTATCTGGATGGAACATAATATGACTCTTACGTTCGCTATAGCACGTGAAAATGTCATATAACTCCCCACTCCTCCAACCGAAAGCCCACCAATCACAAATCATCTCAATGATATATTTATAAGGCATTTCTAAAGCGTTTACGCCTTCGTCTTCCTCATCACTAATCAAAACCCAATGTTGCCAATGATGGGGGTTATAATGAATATGACGCAGCCATGCTATATTGAATTCTTCCACTACTTTGAATGACCTATTTCCCCCATAAAAATATGCATCGTACGCAGCATATTCCTTAGTTTCCATCTTTGATCCATCATGGTTTCTAATCAACTCTTCGCAAATATACAGTTCCTCACATACCAAACCCGGAAGATTCTCCTTAATCCATTCGAAACCTTTTATTACATTTTCTTTATGTTCTTTTAAATATAAATCGTATTCTACACTCATTTACGTTTCTCTCCTTTCGACGAACTTTCGTTTATTCGTAAATAATATCTAGCCCATATGCTTTCGCTACTTCATGTTCAATTTTACAACCTCTAGCATCTTCCCAACCTTTACAAAAATATACGACGTGACAAAGACTCATACTCCCCAGCGATATCGAAATAAAGCATAGCGGTATATTAGCTATTCCTCGTTCTTTCATTTTTTCATGACTATACCATTCGTCTGTAAACAATGTGTTTACTACTTCATATCCTTTTTCTTCTAGTATTTTTATTGCCTTGTCTCTTGTTGTTATGATTTGTTCATCGGTCATTCCATTCATTACTTGGCTAATCATTGCCTTTTTCATTTGTATCTCCTCCATTAATCAATTATCTTTGTCCATGATTTACTGATAGCTTCGCATTTACCACATGGTTCTTCACACTCTTTAGCTATGTTTACTATCAAACCCGTAGCCGATCGGTTTGCTAATTCTTTAACATAACTATCCCCACATTCGTTACACATAAATTTAATATCTGTATATCCTAACTTTGCCATTTAACGTAACTCCCTTCGTTGAATTTCTTTTTATCTTTTAGCGCTTTACTAATGGCTAAGTCTATTCCTGACCTAGTTTTAAAATGGTAATAATATAAATCCTTGTATGGGGTATTTAATCTATCTATACGCCCTGCTGCCTGTTTCATTACTTTGTATGAATAATTTTGTGAATAGAATATAATCGTATCTGTCCTAACACAATTCCAACCTTCATTACCCGCAGTATATTGCACTAGATATATCCAACTATTACTTTCTGGCGTTGGTTGGTGTTTATGACCGTTCCATTCTGCAATATCTACACCACTTCCATAATATAGACCCTTAAGAATCTCTAACTCATAATCAAAGTTGTAGAATATAATCATCTTCGGGTGTTTTTCAAATAATTCCAGCAACGCTACTTGTCTTGAAATATCGGAGTTGACAACTCTACGCATGGAGTAACATAACTCCGCCGCGTTCGTAATTGGTTGCTCTTTCCAAATATTCCAGCGCTTCTTAGTAATATCTTTATAGGTCGAAATATCGTATCGTACGTACACATCTTCATGGTGCGGTGTAGTTGACCGATCAAACTCCATGGGAATCAACAATCGATTACGTAATCGTATTAGTCGACCCGTGTTTGTATAGCGATCCACTTTGGGGAATTTACTAAAGCGACTATATATAACATGTTCCCGAATAAACTCCGTACGGTTTTTGTAGAATCCATTAGCAACAAAGACCGGAATATAATCAATCCATGTATCACCTGGCGTAGCTGATAGTAATATCCACTTATTAACTTTTGATATTTTTATGAAAGATTTAACCCAAGCTCCAGAACCCACCACTCGCTGTTCATCAAATATAAAAAAAGCATCCGTAACGTCCGAATACTTTTTAATGTTGTTCCAAGAATCAACCACTATTTTATTGGAATACACATTTATATCCGAGTGCGTGGAGAGCAGAAAATGTCCAAGTTCTCCCTCCCATTCTAATTGGTCTCGCTTTCGGGCTGTTGTGATAATATATAAATCTTTCGGTTTCTGCATTTTTTTGAATGGCTCAATTACACCACCCTGTTGGATATGATAGTATGCTAAAGATGTTATGGATTTGCCGGAGCCTACACCACCACAAAGAATGCAACCATTACACATTTTCGCGACAGCTTGACTTTGATGTTCAAATAATTTAGTTACCATTAAAAATCACCTTTTTCCATTGTCTATAGTTCATTTCTTTCTCCTTACAACCATTGTTTTCCGTGGAATAGTCGTCTCATACTCCATGTGTCAGAAAAATACATCGGCGTAAACCAATAATCCTCCAAAGCGTCATCGTTCTTCATGGGTTCCGTTAATGAGTCTCCTACCTTGACATATCCGGCCACACCTAATAGTGATATTTGTATATAACACATCAACGCAGTAACACGATCAATGTCTTGTCCCACAAAAAGAATATGATTCTGGAAATTCAAATCAATTTCCTGTAATTCCATTTTAGCTTGATGAAGCATAGCAATAAGAGTCGCCCCCGCACCACAACAAGGGTCGTGAACTTTCATATATCCATCTTTCTTAACATGTGAAGCAATGTCTCCACCAGTCAAACCAGACATGAGTTCACAAACACCATATGGAGTGAAAAATTGGCCTATAATATTGCTACCTAAATTCAGATTCATAAAAATATCGCCTAAGAAGTCTTGCTCTGGATTGACTTCCAACGCCATTACCAGTGATGCCGTAAGTTTTGAAAAAAGTTCTAATTCTTCACGACTGTATTTTGTGTTCTGAATAATCTGTTTATATATAACTTCTCGTTCGTAAAAGTTATCCTTATCCGAAGAATTCGATATAGCACATGCAAACATTGTAATAAAATCATCCCAAACTTTCCACGGACTTGTTCTAATTGCAAGCTGTTTGAACATTTTCAAAAACTCGTCTTTATAATATTCCTGCTTCATATGACTCCTTTTCTATTCGGGTTGCGTATATAAACTTCCATCAACGTTTAATCTAGGAGTAATACCACCTGTTGTCGAAATATAAGACACCCCAGTTTCTTCGTCATAGAAAGAATATATGAACATACTACCGTTATTAATTAACACTGTGTAATTAATGTTATCCGCTTCCTTTACTTGCTTTGTCTCTTCACTCACAGATGTAGCGCTAATATCAACGAATACTGCCATCATCACACCTAAAACACAACCTATTACTATCGGTATCAGATTATCACCAATCCATTCAAACATATCACGCATTTTGTCATCTCTCCTTTTCAAATAGAAAAGAACGCCAGTCGTTGTTTTTAACTAGCGCTCTCGTTTTATTAATCTGTAATAACACTTTCCTCAACTACCGCAAATTCTGGTTCTTCTCGCCAACCATAATTATAAGGTTTAATCATGTTTACAATTAAATCCCTACAAAGCTTCATAAAACCATCCACTTGAATATCGGTGATTTTTTCTTCACGATCATTTTGGATAGACAGCAAGACATCGCAACCGCTGCAAGACCCATAACCAATATACGTCATCAGATAGTCAAATTCACATGGTTGATACCCATTCTCATGTATCATGTACAACAACGTTCCTTCATAGTCTCCATTACCTATTTCTGTAATGTCGTAATAGTCCCATTGTTTATCGCCGTTGAGTATGTGTTTTATTATTAATTCAACTATATATTTATAGTCGCAAGCATTTAAGTTGCTATCAGTTTTCAAAACTTCTTTTAGTTTATCTTGATTTTTATCCCATTGTTCTATACAGTATTTAATCATCTTCTCTCCTCTCAGTCCCTACTTAAATGGCGTATCGTCCTCTGGATGTTCGTCTTTTGCATATTTAGCAGCAAATTCATCCTCTTCGATAGTTACATACATCGATTTTACATATGCTTTTCTTCCGGTTTTACCATTAACATCCCAATCATATGGCCGCACTATCACGTCTGCGCTAAGAATATCCGCATAGTCCAAAGCGTCAATCGACTCTTCGTCCAGTAACGTTTTAGCGTTACGTGTAATCATATATACATTCGGCGGTATGTTATTATAGCTTACAGCCACCTGAATATAATGTTTTACGTCTTCGTTTTCATCTCGTGGTTGTAGCACTCGAATGTTCCATCCATCCTCACTTAGGGATTGGGCTAATTCCGCATCATCAATAAAAACACAAAAGTTACGAGCTCCTTCTCGATTGTATTTTGTTTCCTTGCCTGCAAAATTACGAAACATAATTCGTACATTTTCCATTACTAAATTGTCTTTTTTCGCTGTCATAATATACATTCTCCTTTTATTTTTTAATCATCGCAGTCTTCTGGATACGTCAATTCAACAAAGCATCCTGGACTTGTTTCTATACACATGTATTCTTTGTTTTTCAAAAATAAATAATACGCTAATGGGGACACGTATCTAAAAATATCAAACACATTATTCCCCAATTCATCAAACATGATATTTTGATTATCATCATAATATAACGTATATACTTCTCCCATAATCATTCGCCTCGTCTTAGAAAGGAACTTCATGTGGAATATACGGATCGTCAGATACAAACCATTCATGATTCCCATACTTAGATATAGTTTCTATTGCATCAGTAACTAAATCCATATAATATGTTTCGTCGATACTTGCTTCTTTATCTAAAATCTTAACCGTTTCTGATTCTAGCCATCTATACCCTTTAGAACCACTCGCAGCGTAATACTTACCCTCTTTTTCTCTTAGTAACACACCGCCTTTATGTCCAGATAATATCGGACAGAATTGCCCTACCCTACCTACAAATTGGTAATTATGACCTTCGGATATAAGTCGTTCAAGTTCAACAACGCGCTTAATATTCTCGTCATTCGATCCGCTGATACCTATGGTTTTATCTAACTTACTTAATTCTTTCTCGTATCCAGTAACATCTGGTAAATTTTCGTTCATATCTAAATATAGCGCGGTAGTTACCGATTTTGTTTCACACATATCTTGAAATTCTATTGGTTCACCACTAAACATCGTCTTAAATACATACGGCACTGCAAATTGAGTGCCAGTAGCCGTCCATTGACCTGCTTTCTTACCGGTCTTATACTTTGCAATATATACGGCATCATTAACTAGACACATACGGTCGTACGTAGCCTCATGTTCGAATGTGTAACCATACTTCTTTCCAAACTCCAGCACAAATTCTATAATTTCAGGAGTTGCATCTGGAATTTTTATAGAGTCAGTCTTGATATGGGCTACAATAAATCCCTTTTCTTGAACTGCGTGTTTTAGGTCTATCATGAACAACGCACCTCGCTTCGCCACAATATTATCAACGTTGCGGTTATCTTTGAACGCGTTATCGAATTTCGCAGAAGTTAATCCATACGCAGAATTTATAGGCGTCTTTAGAGCATTACCTAGGCCTATCGCCGCTTCTTCATCAGTTAAATATTTCGCCAATTTACCGCCTAGCATTTTTCTAACAGGCTCAAAATCTTCATGTTTAATATGCAGACGTGCGTCCATAACCTCTTTAAATATGGGCGTGTATTCGTCTCCAAATAGATTCTCTTCAACTATACTATTCGGATGCATCGATGCAACATCTAATAATGCAACATCCCCATACATGCCCGGTTCAGAATACACATAACCGCCCTCACCAACTTCTTCGCCTCTATATATAGATTTTCCATGGTCGTATACATATCCTGAAAAATATGGCTTATCGTCACAAGGTTCTGCTAAGTTTCGATAATTAAACTGAGTTTGTGGATTTCGGTTAGCACCAAATATAATTCTAGTTGTAAGCGTGTTGGTGGTATCGTTTACGCTCATTCCAGCTAAATCAGCAAGAATTTGACGTGCTATCCAATCAGTGCTCAAATGGTTGAAAACCGCTTCTGTCGATATAACGTCGTTGTCGCAATACTCAGCAACTTTTATCCATAACTCTTCTGCCACTGGTTCGTCCCATGGTAAACCTAACTCCTGATGATGTAAACCAAGTTCAATCTCCCACTTTTTTAGACCTTTCTTGTTTCCCGCTGATGCAAAATCATATACATCTGTATAAGATATGTTGTATGCCTCTCCAAAATAACAATTAGCACTACCTTTAATTATCTTCTGTGATAAATTGTATAGTTGTTTGTTTGTATAGCCCATCAAACAAGCGTATAACATATGGTTATCATACCTACGACAATTAAATCCTACTAAGCGAAAATGAAGTAATTCTTCTATCTCTGTAGGTTTTGGGTTTATCATACGCACTATCGGCTTTCCTTCGCCTTTAATTTTCCAATTGACTAAAAATAAGTTTGGGAATACCTCGACGTCGAAAAACACCATTTGTCTATCTTCGTTATTAGTCGTATCTGAAATATCATCAGATTTGAACGACATTTTATTCACCCGTTTAATACAATAATCCGCTTGATGCGAACTACTAGCGCCGAACGCTAAAACGGCATTACGCATGTCCGTAACGTCGTATTTTAAATCATTCGTATACGCGTCATCCAGTATCTTAAATATAAAGTCTATACTTGGTTTCGTTCCCGGATGTATTTCTTTATTTAGATTTCTTTTTATTAACCGTCTAAGTCCTTTCTCACTTTTAACCGCCTCGAAATTCACCATCTTTTTCTCTCCCTTTAGAGGCAACCCCGAACTAATAGTCGCGATAGGTAAAACGTTACATTTTGTTAATTTTCTCCTTAGCGAACTTTTACCCGTAAATACTTTCACCTCTATATTTACATCGTAGATTCGGTTTATTTTCGAAACATCTCCCAAATATATGTAATGAAGATGAATACCGTTTCCACTTTTACTAACTTCACTATATGTCGGTGGCCATTTACTTGCCTCTTCGATATTTTTCTTTAAACACTTTTCTCCGTCTTCATCTGGAATATCAAAATCTATTACAATATGATTTTCAGGTACTTTTACGTAATGAACTTTTTTCGTATCTATTTCTGACAATAACGTAGTGGTTTTGTTCCATTTTTGTGTGGGAACTCCCTTGTCGCTTGCATATTGAGATATACAATTAGCGCAGTCGACATCAAATATAGATTCTGAACTATTTAGCTTAATCAATTTTATCTTCTCCTGTTTAATTTCCACAGGATTTTCAAATTTATCATTACGAAAATCGCTATAATAACTCCGCACTCTTGACCCGTCCTCAAAAATAAATCGTTCTTTATAATCTTTAAAATAATTCTTTAATTCTTCTTTAAAGGCTCTTTGTGGATGAGGATATAAGACTTTAGCATCTTCGCAATATGTTTTATACATCTCCCATGCAGCCTTCAGTGTTGTTCCGCCTTCCTGTTTGAATACATAATATGAATCTATAATATAGTTATAGAAATCATTCGATGCGCCCAACATTGTTACTGGAATATAATCATCATATTCGTTAGGATTATTCAAATACACCTCTTGACAATGTTGTGCTATCGCTCCAAGTTCAAAACTCACTCTATTCACGCATGTTTTATATTCTTTAGAATTAAGTTTGTTCCCTGATGGCGTGACGTCTATCAATCTTCGGATAAGTCCTGATTTAGCATCCGTAATCTTTACTGGTTTATTAGTACCCATAAATAGGAAGCATTTAAACCGATTAGCATATGTAGATTTAAACTTCTCATTCACAGTCATAAGCTCGTGAGATACCAAACTATTCAAGCGAGTATTATCCTCTATTCTGGACAAATCACCATCATGTTGAATGGCTACAAGCGGGTTCGATTTAAACGCCTCAAGAGCGAATGAGTTACTTGATGACCCTAATGCTTTCGCATCAAATACGGAATAGTACCCCTCAAATAACTGTTGGATAATGTTTAACACTGTCGATTTACCTGTTCCTGCTGCCCCATATAACACTAGAAATTTTTGTATTTTTTTACTTGCACCAGATACTACAGAACCAATAGCCCATTCAATTTTATGCCGTTCCTTCTCAGAATATAGCGTTGATATGAGCTTCTCATAAGCAGAAAAATCGCCAGCTTCAAGCGGATATTCCAACTTTTTACTGGCGTAGTCTTTTTTCTTTGTAGTTGTATTAGAGAAGATAAGATGTTCGTCTAACATGCGGAATGAATCTCGCATTTGCTTTTGACAATATCGATGCCACACGTCTATCATACCTGATTCAGCATCCCACATATGCAACACTTTAATGTTTGCCTCAAATTTCTTACGATTTTCTTCTGCAAATTTATCAAGTTCATAGTCTATCAACTGTAATGCGTCTTGTTCGTCCGTAGACCATAAACCTCGTTCTTCTAACCATATTGCATAGAAATCGCCACCTCGAATCATTAGATCAGAACTTTTTTTTATTATAAATTTAGGATAGATTTCTATTACACCACGCTTCGTGCTACGTGTTGAAATCATTAAAAAGTCGATCATGTCTATTCTCCCTTGTTTTCTTCAAGCTCCTTAATTCTTTTAAATTGTCCTAGCGAATTCATTGTTGCTGAAATACTATAAAACATAAGCATTCCGCAGATAACACCCCACATACGTTGTTTTTTTAATTCTTTTTCCATAGCGTATGTTATTGTGTGTTGTACATAGATAGTTCTTTTACTGTTATTACCCATTATTTTCTTTTCCTTTCTAAGTTTTTAATATAACTGGTTAAAGTTTCAAACTTCCAGTCGTTCATGTCATTGTATGTGAATATAAACTCCGCTTTATTGGTTTGTCGTATTCTTATGCTGTTTTTGCCATTCGGAAACCACATATCAACCATCTCTCCAGCATAATGTGGAAAATATAGCTCAAACCATTTATAAACCTTATCATGTATCATAGTCGCCGCCTTTCACTCCAACATATTGTTTAAATATAAGCACATTTGATACCATATTTCTATTTGTCTTACATCATCGCCCGTATCCACAATAAATAAACCGCCACGTCCATCACTTTCATAATCTCTATGTAGCAAACGTGTGATAATTCTTGTTACATCATATGTGTCGGACGTCTGTTCAATCCCTAAATTTTGAACCATTATCCAAAACCATTGCGCTGTTCGATTTCCTATCTCTGAATTTTCCATAATATGTTCTTCGCAGCGGACCGCCAAGGCTATCATCATTTCAAGAACACTACACTTCTCTATTTCTAAATATATCAATTCGGATCGTCGATTTTCTTCCCTTGCAAAACGATAGCGCAACTCGATACCATCTGCACCTCTATTCTCATCCAGCGGATTAATCGCGATAAATGGTATCAAATGAATGTTTTGTAACATCTGGCGATACGATGATTGACGATGCTGTCTATCGCATACTAATCGACACAGCCATTCAAAATAACTATTATTTATTGACATTACTCCTCCACTAATCGTGGTCTTCGATGGTCCTCATCGCTATGCTATGCTGAATTTGTGTATATTCTCTGGAATCTAACTGCACTTCAAAGTAGCATTTTAATCTATCATTCCTAACATACATTAAATCTTCGTCATACTCTCCAAAATTTTCAGCAAAGTTCACACCAACTGTATCGTCCACGTTTTCTACTAATTCATTGTTTTCGTCTACTAAATATCCATCTGAGTAATACGTTAAAACAATCGCATCATATTCTTCGTCGCTCCCTACCTCATAAGGAGGTATATACGCTAGATCATTGACTGTCGTTTCTTCTGTATCCTCTTCTTTAATCATTCCAGATGCGCCAGGAGCTCCCCCCGGACACCCCCTATAAGCGAGACTATCTATTGTTGCTGAATAATCTATTATATCCGGTTTCGTCATCGCTGCTTTTGCGATCTTCGCTATTTTTTTAGAATCGATATTTATATCCCGTTTAGAAAATACCTCTTTAACCGAAGCGATTTCCTCTTGAAGTATTTCGTCGTATTTCCGCTTTAAATACAAATATGTTCCTATTCCTCCAATACCCGCTCCGATTGTCAATATAATCAAATTTTTACTCATCGTAATTCTCCTTTTTCTTAATCGTCATTGCCGTAAATGCTAACCCACCAAAAAGTAATGAAACGCTTAGTAACATTCCACCTACTATATGACGTCTACTATCACTGTCTAACGTGTCATCTAATATCGCTATGATAGCACTAAAACTTTCCATGCTTTCTCCCTCCACTAGACAGAATTGCCATGCCCTTTACGAAACATATACCCGCAAGTGCTGCAAAGCCGTAAGATACAAATATAGAACCACTATTCATAGTCATGGTCTCCTTTCATAAAAATACCCTTGATTAGATTTTATACAACCAAGGGTAGTCAAAAACATCTTGTATAGTTCCTTCTCCTGGTGTATTAGTCATTCACATCATGTTCAAAATATAACCATCAACATTGAAATCCAGTAATATAGTACGTTCGTATCCGTTCACAAAATCTCTAGTTGAGGTTCTCGCAGCATCATAAATTCCAAAATCAACAAAATTATCTCCACTTTCATCCGCTTTGTCAGGATTATAAATCCATCCAACCACTTGACCCGCTTGCGTTTTCGGAATACCTAACATAGCATACACATCATTTAAGAACAAATATCCGTTAGCAATTAGTAAGTCATTCGCATATCTTTGCTGTGCTTTCAGAAATGTTAAATTCAACTCAGGGTCTTTACACCAAGCCTCACACCCATCATCGTAAAATCGAGCATAATCGCTCCACTCGTTAGGGTTGACAATATCCACCTCGTTAGTGACATTTTTCACTTTCCCCTTATTATCGGTAGTAGTTTCTTCAAACGTTGTAGTTTTAACGTCGTACTTTAATTCTTTATCGACTCCTGCACCATAACGTTCTACGACACGACCTCTGTATTCTTTAAAACCTTTATCAACAGTCGCATATGCTGCTGCTAATGCTACGTTACGTTTGCGAAGAATATTACTTGAGGCCAATATGCTACTAATAGACAATCCGCCTAATATCAATGCTGGCGCATATAATTTAGCTAACTTAACTCCTGTTTGAGCGTATACAATTACTAAATCTTTTTTACTATCCTCAACTGTATATACTTCTGGATCGTCGTTTTCCACCGCTTCGTGTATATATCCTAATTCTTTCTCTGTGTTTTCTAAAATATCATTAATTTTAGTTGTAGCTTTACACGCCATAACAGCACTAGTCACAGTGCCAACCACGCCAGCCACCACTAGTATTTCTGGACTGTGCTTTTTTAATTGAAATTTCATTTTACTTAGCGTTCTACTAATATCTATTTTTTTCATTTTTACTTTGTCTCCTCTTCAAATCTAATTTTCCCTTCACGCAATAGTCTTTTTATAGCGTCATCTTCCTTTTCTAAATATTCAATCAGATGCTGAACATACCACATGATTTTCTCCAAATCTTGTATCCCATTTTTACGTTTCCATCTACACGCGTATTTAATAATGTTGCCCGTGTCGGTTGCTTCGATGCCGTGTAATCCGTCTGTAAACGCCTCGATGACATCAATAACTTCCAATCCTTTCTTAGATTGATAATGTCGCGGGTGTGATACATCTTTATCCTTTGATTCATAACTCATGACACACTCTCCTTAATCTAACGGCAACACTTTCGGTAGCCGTAATAAATATCCATCTCTTGTTCTATCCACGTATGCTTTACGAATATCCGTCCAACCGTATTTATTATCAGTATAATGCCCATCAACACCAACCAAATCATACAAATCTGCCACATTAACCAAACCGTATGTAGCAATTAATTCGTCCATACGTTCTAAAACTTCTTCTGCCTCACCTCTGCTATCCAAAAAAATATCGTTGGGGATATAGCCCCCTCTCGTCCGGCTTACTGGGCGTTTGACTGTTGGTGTTTTATCAGAGTATTTGTTATAGGATATTTTAGACGCCGAGGAAGATTTCCCCCTACTAGAATCTCCGTATAAAACCATATCGATACCAGTCTTTATAATATCGGATATTGCTTTCTTTATAGATGGAACTAAAACATCCATAAAAATGTACGATTTCACGTCTCCTACATCTTCAGAAATAAACACATTGGCAAACTTTTGCATTTCTGTTTTTTTCTTGGTTTTCACTTTACCAGTGACTACTTTGTCGATTTTCTTCTCCTCCAATTCTTCCTCAGTTTTCGCCTTCTTAGACTTGTGGGAATTTGATGCGTAATCTTTCATTCACTATCTCCTCTCAATCCACTCTTTGTATTTTTCCTGGTAGGGTTATTTTTGAACTAGGAATTCGATTATTATTCTTCTTAAATTGATATGTCATATTGCTCCGTGCTTTTTTTTCTGTAGGTGCAAACGTACTAGCAGACCATTGGCTGGTTATGCATCTTTCAAACTCCATAACTGGACCTTTGTATACGTATTGATTCATACAATACCCCTTTCTCAACACGAAAAGAAAGAGCCCTTGAGGACTCTCTACCTTTCGTAACAACATTACTCTTCTTCAGGTTCATAATCTTCATCTGTCAAATCTCGATTTTGCGTATCTTCCAAACCCCATGGATATCGTCCAGAAGTTGCAACTAATTCAGAATCCTTAGCTTTAATTTTAGCAATGATTGGTTTGATGCCGTACTTGTATGCAACCATACCTACAAGCACTGCAACTCCAATTCCTCCTGCTATTTTCAACCCAGTATTATCCTCCGTTACAACTTCTCCTACACTTTCCACTATTTCTTCGTTTGTCATGATTTCTTTTTCCATTTTTCATTCTCCTTTTGAATTTAAGTTTTCAATGTTACTTCATAATACAGCTTGTAAAATCTGCGATTTTTACAACAATTTACTGTAATCGTATTTCGGCGCAACACGATAATCAATCACTAGACACGGCGTGTCATACTCTGTTAGGTGTGAACTAAACTCTAACTCAATGAGACCGTTATCTACATTCCATCCCAAATCTTCACCCATGCTACTTGCTTGTAATCCGATTTCATAATAGAAATCATTAAGCGAAATATACATTTCATCCATCATTCGACGGTTTAGTTCGTTTACTGCCCTACGAATATCTTCCACGTTTGACTTGAAATATCTTGCAGATATGGCGTCGTAACACAGCGTTTCTCCGTGCCCCGTAATCACAACATCGTTAGTTTTGACGGGATTACGCTCTAGTTTTTTCTTGGCTACTTTTTCTCTAATCCCTTTTTCTTTCTTCTCGCCAAAAGAATCGATAACTTGCTCTTGATATTCTACTAGCGCTGTTTCTGATAATTTATAAGCTGTCGCTAATACCGCATTTCGTTTAGCATTAACCGAGTTAGCGCATACGATGCACCCAATCGAAACCGCTCCCGATATTGCCGCAGGAATATAATACTTCCCTGCCGTTTTAACCATATCCAATTTCGTAAACTCTTCGTCTAATTCCGCACATTGTTCTTTCTTATCATTCAACATATCTAAGGCTTTTGGCGTTGCTTTTACAGCTAATACGGTCGAAGTTATCATCCCTCCGATACCTAGTGTTATTAAAATCTCTGGACTGTGGCGTCTAAATATTTTTTGTATACTGCTTAGCGTTTTCATCTCTTCTCTCCTCATCTACTTTTATTGTTAAATTCAAATATTTCTTTTTTACAATATTATTTAGATCGTCAATCTTTAATGTATATAATTCTTCTTCTGGGTCAAACTGATTAACTATCATAATTCCACGCATACTAATCAATTCTAAATAAATTCGGGTTGTAATCACCCCTATAATAGCTCCGATACATAACGCGATTGTTACTTCCATCGTTTCTCCTTTCTCAACTCAAAAAAAAAAGAAAAGAG